GGCTCGACCTGCGCGGCACCAGCATCACCGCGCTGCCGGACAATCTCACCGTGGGCGGCTGGCTCCACCTGCGCGGCACCAGCATCACCGCGCTGCCGGACAATCTCACCGTGGGCGGCTCGCTCGACCTGCGCGGCACCAGCATCACCGCGCTGCCGGACAATCTGACCGTGGGCGGCTGGCTCGACCTGAGCGGCACCAGCATCACCGCGCTGCCGGACAATCTGACCGTGGGCGGCTGGCTCGACCTGCGCGGCACCAGCATCACCGCGCTGCCGGACAACTTCTCCTGTGACTCCCTTTATCTGGATGTGGAGCGCATCAGCAATATCGCATTTCGTAAAAATTGCGGTTACTCGAGCCGCACTATTTTCGTGGCATGGACCGGCAAAGAGTTCCGGATCGCGGCGGGTTGCTTCTTCGGTTCCATCGAGCAGTTCGAACAGGCTGTAGACGACAAGTATGACGGCAACGCAGCCGAAGCATACAAAAAGGCCGGGCGTGATTGCGTGGCTGAACTGACTGAAAAACTGAATCCGAAAGACTGACACCACCAGCCCGGCGTAAAGCCGGGCACTCAGAAGGATATCAAGCATGAACACAGTAACGATCAATAACAAACAGCTTCCGGCGGTCGAATATCGCGGTCAGCGCGTTGTGACGCTGGCGATGATTGATGAAGTACACCAGCGCCCGGAAGGTACCGCAAGCGCGGCTTACCTGCGTAACAAAGAGCGCTTTGTTGAAGGGGTTGATACGTATCTTATTGAATATGCTGAAAACAACGTTTTACGTCCTTTCAATATTGATGTGCCATTTCGCGGTTTGCGTGTATTCACCGAAGCGGGTTATCTGATGTTGACGAAGCCATTCAATGACGATCTTGCCTGGCAGGTCCAGCGTGAACTGGTTAACAGCTACTTCCGCACACGTGAACCTCTCTCTGAAATCGAAATGATCGCCGCTATGGCCGCCGACGCCGTTCGCCAGCAGAAGCGCCTGAATCACGTCGAAGAACAGATCGAAACGGTAACCGAAGCCGTGGAAAACATCAAACGCGGAAACATGCGCGCCGGATATGTCGGTTATCGCCAGGTGGTCGCCAAAAGCGGCATGACTGATGCCAAGTGCCGCAACCTGGTCAACGCCTACCGCATCCCGACCGATACGCACGAATTCATGACGCCTGATGGTCTTCTGTCACGCCGCGCAATCGTGGAACTCGACTCGTTTATGAGGGCATTCCACCAGATGATGGCGGAAGCTGAACCGCGCGGCACCCGCTGGTATCACCCAAAGATGGGACTCTTTCAGGCGATCGGGTGGGAGAGTAAAGCATGAAAATCCAATACCAGGACTACGACGCCGTAGCGAACGTCTTGATCACCAGTACCGTGTTTGAGTTCCGGAAACATAACCGTGTAGTTGACGCCGCCCTGCTCTGTACGCCGGGAATCGTTGCAAACCGCAGCGGCGTGTTTTTCATGAAATCGGTTTTGTCCGGTAAATCCCGCGATATGTTGCGGGCCTACAAAACCGCACAGCGGGAGGCAAAGCGATGAAACCATTTCTCCTGTCCATGCTGTTTGGTCTGTTGCTGGTGGCCGTCGTTTTCGGTGCCCTGATTGAATATAAATTTTTAATGAATTACTGAGGTGCGAGATGGGCAAGATTAAAAACCCGATTGTGCTTATTCATAAGCGCGAAAACAGTGATACCTACGCCGTTGCAATCACCAGCGGTAGCCAGAACTATCACGACGCCGTTCTGATGGCGACGATGGAACCGGATATGATCGGCGATGATGTGGATACCTGGAGCAAAACCGGCTACTACATGGCTGAGGAGATTCAGCGCTTACGCCAGCAACTGATCGCCCCATTAAGCATTGGGGAGTTAATTCAGCGCCTTGAATCACAGACTGGCGACCGTTGGGAGAGAGTGGTTAGTGATGTCACCATTGGTAAACCGTTGACCATCACCCTGCCAGATATCACGTCAAAGGCGTTCTGGAGCGGTACCGGAAAAAGCGAAACATTCCATCCGGAAACCTATAAACGTTGGGTGAAAGAAGCGATCGAACGAGCATGCGTAATCGCCAGGATCGGCGTGGAGGTGAAGTAATGCAGAAATCATTTATCAATACAGACAAACTGAACTCTGTAAATGACTGCCTCCAGCAACTGGTAAACGCTGAAGAAGCACAACTGAGCATTGAAAATCAGTTAGCCAGTTCAAACAGCAGCAGCGAATGGAGTGTGTGGCGCAAAAAGGCAGAGAATGCCTTGCGGGTTGTAAAAGCAAAGCGTCGCATCATTACGGCTCGCCTTGCAGTTCTCCGCCAGATTGAAAAAGAGAACAACATGCAATTCCACCAACAACACAACGATTATCTGGTTGCTGAGTTGAAGCGGATCGTTACCCCATCCTCGTTTGAGCGTTGTGTTCGTCGGGCTAATGAAAAGTTGGGGGGATCAGTTGAATAAGGTATTTGAAATGTGGGTACGCCAGCGTTACGGAAACCGCTACGACCTCTCGAGGGATCAGGAGGGGTTCTACTGCCGGGAAGTGGTTAAGCGAATGTTTGAAGTCTGGTGCCACTGCCGTGGCCTGAATGTGGTGTGAGGTGGGTATGAGTGATATTGAAATGATTGACGAAAAAGAAGTGATGCAGATGATCCGGGTTTCGTCTCGTATGACCATCTGGAAATACACCAAGCATCATAACTTTCCGAAACCGATCCGCACCCACCCCAAGCAGTACTTACAATCTGAGGTGGAAACGTGGATTTTAAACGGCGGCATTAACCAGAAATCTTCTTGATGTGCCAGAATATTTTTTCGGCGTATAGCTCATAGGCGGCTTTCTGTTCAGCGATCCAGTCATGTTTGTTGTAAACAGAAAGTACGCCGCCCAGTTCATGCCCCAGCATTTTTTCAATTACGTGCGGGGCGACTCCCTCCTCTGACAATCTTGTCGCCAGAGTACGCCTGAAATCATGTGCGGAGAATTCACCAATACCCACTGACGCTTCAATCCTGCCGAGATACCTGTTAGCACCGGCAAGGGTCATGGATTTTTTCAGATCCGGCCCTGGAAAAAGAATATTCCCGTATGTCATTTCCGCTCGCTTAAGCAACTCATCAGCCGCGCCGAATATTGGACGTCGGATAATTTTGTTTGTTTTGCTTTTCTCTGCCGGCACCGTCCAAACACCCTCTTCCCGATCAAACTCATCGGTAACGGACAGGCGAAGTTCGCTATTTCTGGCGGCATAAAGTATCAGCAACTGATGAAGTAGCTTATTAGAGGTTGATCCCCTACTCCTTTCGATAGCCAGCCATATCTTTGCTAGCTGGTTATAGCTGAGAGTGACCTCGCCGACTGCGGATTTTACCCCGACATCTTTTGGCTGTAGCATCATAAGTTCAACAGGACCGATGAACTGCCTTCTGGTGCACCAGCCAATAGCGGAACGAAGTTGCACCAGCAACTGACGCGCGCGTCGTGGGTTAATGCGTTCTTCTTCTGTGAAGAGTTCCACCCATAGCCTGACGGGGACATCCTCAATCGGAACGCCAGAAAAGGCATCACTCATGTGCTTGATGACTGTCGACCGGTAGAGCGCTCGTGTTTTTTCACGAAGCGCGACTTCAACGTAGTTCTTCTCCCAGTAGTCGAGGCAGTCTTTAACAGTTGGTCTTTTTTGTGCCTTATTGGTCCCGGCAAGCGTACGCGGATCAATTCCCTTATCGACCGACTCTCTTAAATCTGCAACCATGTTACGGGCATCACGAAGAGTCATCGCCGGATAACGGCCAAGCCCAAGACGGTGCTGTTTCCCATCCCACCGGAAACGGAACTGAAAGCTGATAATGCCTTTTGGTGTGATGCGTATGCCGAGCCCGTCAGAATCAGTAATTTCAGATGGGCCGGAATATGGTTTACCATAGATGGAGCGAAGCTTAGTGTCACTGATCGCCATTTTAATTTTCTGTACTCAATGATTTTAAGGTTTATGTACTTAATCTGTACTCAATATGGCATGTACGAACATAAACAACAATATCGAATCATGTACAGTCATAATCAATCAATGACAAATATAGCGATAAAAACACTTTAAATCAGTTACATATAACATCAGGCGTGTACATCAGGTGACAGTTAAAAACGATAGCATACAGAGCACATTTCTCTTCCACGATTA